GTGATTTACACGGAACGTCTCCGGCAGATAAGGCGCGATGTGGGCAAGCCCGGTGAGTGACATCGTGGACGATCTTGAAGTAGAAGGCAGCCCGCTCTCGATGCGTGCGGCTCGCTACATCCGCATCAAGCGGCAAACTGAGGAAGGTATGCAGGCCCAACACAAACGCGATCTGAAACGCCTTTACGAGCTAGGGCGTGACCGTTCCGTCAGCCCGTCTTGGGGGTTGCCGGAGAAGCCGGCGCGCTCGTGAGCTGTCCCACGGCCGCAAAGAGATCGAGCAGCAGCTCCTCGATGACCTGGGGCTGCACGGCCGCGATCTTAATTAGCGCGGGAGCGGCCGCGGCGATCAGGCCTGCCCTGGTCGGATTGGCGAGCGCGGCTGGGATCACAGCAGCAAGCGCGGGGCCCACCACGGCGAGTTCCTGGTTCTTGATGGCACCCAACGGGCCGTTCAACGCTTGTGCGAGCGAGGTGAAAAAGTTCATTGAGGAGCCTTGGTGAGGGTGGTCACAGGGGTGCTGGTGAGGCCATCGGCTACGCCCTTGTTGTAGGCGTTGCCGCTGAAGATGCCGCGCCAGATCGTCAGCACGGCCAGGACTGCGGTGTAGTACTTCAGTTGGCCGTTCGGGATGATCCCCTCGGCATTGAGGTAGGAGGCCGTGGCGGTCAGTCCGCCCAGAATCTTCGTCGCGTGCGAGCCGAGGAAACTAATCAGCGCGAGAATGGATTGCATAAAGCTCAGTATAAGCCTTTGGTTTCTTCAGGCAAGCCGAAGGCCCTTTCCCTGCATGGCCTGAGGTAAACTCTAGTTCGGCGGCTCACTGCGACTAATTACCGCAGGACTCCCATTTGAACGCGTTCAATCAAACGTCGAGAAACAGCGCCATCTCGAGCTTGCGACGTTTGAGCAGACCGGCATTCACGACGCCTTGAACGTGATCCCATGCTAGGAAGTCGTTCGCGGCATCCGACTTGTCGCCAGCGTTGAGCGAGGCCAGCAGGCTGGAATCCTTCAGTGCGGTCAGTCCGACGTTGTAGCCGAACAGCACTAGCGCATCGAATTCACGTTGTGTCGGGGGCTGCTGGAGCATCATGCCCACGGCGCGCTCACAGCGACCGACGTCGGAGGCAAGCCACACACCGGCCTGCTCTGCCGTGCAGGTTGTTCCACGTGAAACATCCGGTCCCGTATGGCCATATCCGCACGTCCAGACGGCGTGCTGATCCTGATAGGCTTCGAGGCGCAGTTCTTCGAGAAATTCCAGGATCGCAAGAGCTAAGGGGCTGAGTTTCATGGGGTGGAATTGGCCTTCTCGGCCTTCCCCTCCGCCAGCCCCTCCGCGTGGGAGGCTTTGGCGGTCGAGGCAACGAGGGCGTCCTTCATGTGATTCGTTGCAATCTCGATTTTGTGGATGTTCTCGTTACTGGCGTCAACCTTCAGGTTGGTCGTGTCGATCTTCTCACCGTTGCGCTGCGACGCGGCTGCAGCCCGCCACGCCAGCGCATTGGCACTGATCACCCCGAAGGCGATGATCAGGTCTGAGAAGTCATGCACGGTCACGTATAACCACCACACACCTGGTTTACCGTATCCAACAGCAACTGTCGGTTCGCCGTAGTCCACTTGGAGGAGGGTACGGAGAGGATCTTCACGATCGCGGCCGCGTTGTCCGTTTCATTCACCACCGACTGCGAGTACTCGGTATTCGAATGGACCTCGCGGATCTGCTGATCGAACAGGATGATATCCGACGCATCCGTGGGAACTGCGGTGAACAGGAACCTCGACCGCACGATCATCTGACATACGACGCCACCCATCACTTCTTCTCCTCAGGTTTGTGAAGCGGATATCGCAGGTTGCCGGATGGCCCCCAGATGGAATCCTCCGGTTCCTTCAGACCCGAACGCATCATGAGCGCATCCTGGTCCTGCACGATCACCTGCAGCACATGATACTGCAAGGCGAGCCACCAGCACGTGGCCCCGCACACCAGGGCGAGGGACACGGCAAAGCCTGAAAGAACCGCGCACAGCATCAGCCACGGCAGCAGTTTGGAGTGCTCGGTAAACTGATTGATCGACGACCCCCTATCCGCCCGGCTCGCGTGAGCTTCCCGCCCGGGCACGTTCTGCTCAGGGGCTTCCATGCGGCACCTCCCGACCTTCGATGACCGAGATGCGGTGCTCGTGATCCCACAGGCGCCCGTAGGCAAAGCCCACTGCGGCCGTAATGACCCAGAAGGCGATCTTGAACAACAGGTCCCATACGACCCGGCGCTGGTGCCGCTCGGGATCTTTCTCCGGCGGCGCATGGTGGTTGCCGTAATAGACGGTGCGCCGTGGCTCGCGCTCGGATTCCTCGATGCGTCCCTCGAGCTCGTGCAGGCGTTTCTCGAAGTCCGGCTCATGCTGCGGGCCCGAATCGAACGGCTTGTGGCTCCGCGATTCCACACCCGGCATTTCATTCTTCCAGCGCTCGTACAGGCCCGTGAAGCCGAACAGCAGCTTCGCGATACCGACTTTCTCGGAGTCCGGTCGCTGTTCTGTCGGCAGCGTACCTTCCTCCATAGACCCCGCGTTGTTCATGATGCTCCCTATATCAATCCAAAGAAGCTGTTGGAGACGTTGGCATTCAATTGCACTTCAGAATAGTACGCCGTGAGGCCGCTGGCCGGAAAAGCGGCATTCGTAGCCACCAACTGGCCAGAACCATTGACGGTAAAGGTCGCCCCACCGTAGCCTGCGCCGTTGTTGGCCTGTAGCGCGGCCAGCTGAGTCGCCGTAGTCCCTCCGCCTCCACCCACTACAAAGACATACTCGAACGTATAGCCGGCGCCTGTGATCAGCACGTTCATGAAGCGTGTACTGGTCGGAATGGCCACCGCCAGGATATTGGCGCCCGTCGCGACGGCGAGCTTATATCCCCGGCGCATTCCCAGAGGCGTGACGCTGCCGTTGCTGTTGAGCTGAGTGGCGGCTGTCTGGATCAGTGTGCCGGCAGTCCAGTTCTCATTGTTGCTGGCCATCGTGCCGCAGAAATACACCGAGTTGCCACTGGCCAAGGTGAGAAGACCCGTTTGTTCCACCGTGATGCGACCCAGAAACGTACAACCCGGGGTGGTTCCGGAGCTGTTGGCAATGAGTGTCGCAGGTCCTGCATTCCAACATTGGATGTCCAATGGAGCCTGATAAACGAAGCACCCCGAATCGATGGTAATCAGAGTTCCGCCAGAGGCCAGATTGCATAGCGTACGTGAACCCAAGCCGCTTCCGTTGAAAGAACTCAGACCACCGGTTACCGTGTAGTGAAGTGGCTTTACACAGGTCGCCGTGAACAGACAATCCTCAGTCGAGGTGAATTCGGTAAACGATCCCGCATCATCATTGCTGAGCAATAATCCCTGCGCGCTGGTATCGAAAGTACAGCGTACGAACTTGAGTCCACCGAAACCCGATGAGTTGGCAATGATCGTATTGCTATCACCCACGAACCAGATATCGCGTACCTGTGCCATGGAGATCGCGCCCGAGCCGCCGCGCCATTTCAGCAGCGGTACGCCCACCCCGAGTCCGCTGGTGATCAGCTTGGTGCTCGACTGATTGGTCCCCGGAGTTCCATACATCGGAACGGTATTCGAGTTCTGCGCGGTCGATCCGGACATATTGAGTGTGCGCAGGACCTTGTATGTCTTTGCCAGCAGCTGCACCGGGATGTAGCCGCAATTGGCGCAGGTCGTGATCACCGCCTGGAAGGCTGCCCCATCATCCGTGGTGCCATCTCCTTTAGCACCGAACCATTCGGTTTGCAGATATGGATTCTGTATCCCGCTCAGGGAGATTCCAGCCCCCAGGGTGATGACCGGATTGTTGAAGACACACGGCGCATTGATAGTCGTGTTGGTGTTGATGAAATACTTCTCGGCCAAAAACGTAACCGGCGCGCCACCTTGTGCAGCCTGGGCCGCTGCCGCCACAATGCCGGCATGCATGTCAGTCGTGCCCGGTATTGAGTTTGATTGATATCTGTCAACCAGGCCAGCCCCGTACGCAAAGTTGACCGGCGTCACCCCGGCTGGGAACTCGGCGGGGGTACGGGGGTAATAGCCAATAATCCCGCTGGTCGGATCTAAAGCTGGGCTTCCGTTGCCCAAATAGATATTTGACCAGGTAAGCGTCGGAGAGCCCAGCGGCCACGTATTAGTCGGCGCGGGCTGCTGGAGCGTCGCCCAGAGGCTCGGAATGAGCGTATTCGCATCAATGGGCATGGACTGTGACCTGCGTCCCTTTACATCCAGTGGTCATACAGGTGTAGCGTAGCCTGTAACTGGATAGGAGACTTCAGTGTCGAACGTCGATCTTTTCGCACTCGGCTTGCTCGTATACGGCTTTTGGAAGTGCACGCCGACTGAGATCTGGGAGTGGGTCAAGTCGATGGTTCTGATGACCTTGATCGGGGGGGTCCTGTTCATCGCCGGATGCTACGGGCTATTCTGGCTGGCATCATAGCCGGCGGCCATGACGGAAGGCTTCGAGAGCGCTCGGGCAAGCGCGGCGGCCTTCGAGGTCTGTCCCGGTAACCCGCCGGCCTGACCCATCCCGCTGAGCAGGTAGCTTCTCGCACCCGCGCGCCCCAGAGGCAATGCGGCACCCGCTGCCAAAGCCCAGGGCGATCCCGTGGCATGCTCGGCCAGCACGCTTAAGGCCGGGGCCCCATACATGTTCAGATGACTGACGTTGCTCGAGTTCGCCGGCAGGTTGGCTTTCGGGTAGCTCGCGGCGTGTTTTGCTGCGGCTAAAACGTTGCCCGAGAGCGGCTCATCCCGATTCCAAGCCGCCGCGAGTTTCGGCCCCAGCACATTGCCTTCGGGGTCCATCGCCTCCTCGATCGTGGAGGCTTGCGCATAGGTCTTACGGGCTTTGCGGAGAGCGTCAACCAGTGTCGAATACTGCCCCTGGGGGGCTGCCTGTGGCTGAGGTCCGAAGGACTCTGGGGCGCGAGTACTGAAGGGTAGACCGGTTTGCTGGGAAGGCCCCAATTCACGCGTCTCCTGCACGGTCTTGATCTGGGTCTGGGGCTGGATCTTCCAGCTCCCGTTGGCTGAGTCATAGACCATCGGCCCATTCACCCCTTCCGGGCCATGAATGGTGGGAACTGTCTTATCGACCAACTGGCGTGCGGAAATATCGCCTTGCTTGGCGAAGCCCATATCCAGTGAGAATTGCTGCGGCTCGGGCTTCTGCTCCAGGCTCAATGCACCCCGCTCGGTCTGACGCTCAATCGCCGCCGAGACGCCCTTATAAGCGGCCCCCAACTCGCTTTGCCCGTTGCGATAGGCGTCGCTTGCTTTCTGCCTCAGAAGCTGCACGGCAGATACAGCAGAATTGCCCGTGAAACTCGGTTGCCGATAGGTCTCGACCACCTTTTCGACATCCGGGTTGGAAGCCCCTGGGAAGTCTGCGTTGGCTCCCCGGTTCTGACTGAGCACTCTATCCAGATCCGCGCTGTAAGTCTCATCCGCATTGAAACGGGGAATGCTGCGAGCCTGCTGGAAAGCCCCGCCCGCTTCCTGCTTGACTGCCGCAACCGCCCCAGGAGTAAAGACTTCGGGTTTGAGCCCCAGATCGGCGGCTGCCCCGGCGTTGCGGGCGCTCTGGTTGATTACCCGCGCCTGATTTTGCGTTGCCTCTTTGCCGCCAATCGTTTCGAGCGTTTTATTCCACCAGGAAGGATTCGTGGTGGAAGGAGGGACTACAAGCCCGGCATCCTGAGATTTGCTCAGCGAGGACGCCAGTCGCTGGGCTTTCGCCTGTGCCTCGTTCACGAATCCCGCTGGCGTGGCGGCCACTTCCGGATTGGGCATCCTCGCGCCCGCGACTCCCGACATGACCGCGCCCGTAATGCCTTCGGTCAGGTTCTGGGGAGCTGGAACGCCCGCACTCGTGAGCGCCTGATTGAAACTATGCGAAGGCAGCTCGTATTCCTGATGCGAGCCGCCGGACTTGGCGAATGGATTGAAGTCCGCCAGGATCGGCATCTCCCCGTTGGAGAGGTTATGCACCAAATTGCGCCCCGCAACTCCCACATCGGCGGCCATCTCCGGAAGTCCTGCGACCGCGTTGATGACCGAGCGACCCGCTAATCCAACCTGACGTCCGGCCTGCTGGACCCAATCGTCCTTCCACGGACGACCCTGCGCATCGACCTGCGGATGGGCTTGGGCGTAAGCACTGTTGAGCTCGTCATCGCTCATGGAGGCTGCCGGTGAGGCGGGCGTATAGAGCGCCTTCAACTCATCATCCGACAGGCTCGAAAGGTCGGTCATTTGAGCAAGCCTCGTCGCCGCATCTCAGCCTCGATATCCTCTTTGGCCGGAGTCGTAGTCTTGCCAGATGCCGACTCCAGTGTCTTCGCGAAAGGATGCGTATTGGCATAGTACGATTCGAAGCGGGTTGGGTCGCCACCGGCTTGTTGGTATTGCCCATAGTCGGTCGCACGTTGCTTTACATAGCCAGCCTGTGTTGAATCCATCTGAACCAGTCGAGCAATGGTGCTTTTCAACATCTGCGGGGACGGACTGGCATCGTTCGCCAGCACCTGAAACTCGCTCGCGGCGGGACGTCCGCCGAATGTTGTTTTGAGCGACAGCAGTGGATTGCGAAGTAGAAATTTCTTCAATTCCTGCGTGTTTTCAATGGTTTTCGCATCGGGCAACCAGGGGAGTTTCAGACCCAACTCCTGCGCTTTCGCGCTCAAGTGAGTGAGCGTGTCAGACAGCGGGCCGGTTTCAGAGCCCTGCAGCACTCCTAGCGCCTCCTTGTTGAATGCGATGCGTTGATCAGCCAGATCGGACTCCGAGCCATACTTGTCCGCCAACTCGATGTGTTTGTCAGCGGACTTGTCGAGGATCTTCTGATGGTAACTGTCGGTTGACTGACCCGGGGTATTCGGGATGTTCATCTTGGGCGCATTCTTCAGCCAATCCGCCTGGGGCTGTGTCGAGCCCGCCGGAGGCACGCCCGGCAGTGGGCCCATTGAAGGCGGCGCGCTGAAGTACTTGTTGGTCGGGGTCTGTCCCACGCCTTGCGGCGCGTTCGAAGGCGGCGCGGGCCGCGCCGCAGGCGGCAGGCCGATGCCCGAACCTGGAGCGCCCGGGTACACCAGCTTCCTGGCGCCGCCGCCAATGTCCACTTCCAGAGGCTTGTTGGCCACTTTGGCGGCCTCTTCGGTTCCTGCCAGCGCCCCGGCTTGCTGGTTGTAACCCGGGATGGTAGTCGAGGACACGTTCCCCTGCGGATCGAGCGCCAGGTGCTGGCCGGGCCCACCCTGCGGCAACTGCTTCCACTGCCCGTCAGGTCCCTGCACCCACCCTCCCGGGCGCGCCTCAACCGTCGAGGCTTTGACGGCCTGGGCGTGCATCATGGCCATCGCCTGATTCGGGTCGCCGTTGGCCGCTCGGAGGGCGTTCTGCCATTCAGGCGTGCCCTGGAGCATCGCGGCGTACTTCGCCGGATCGGACTGATATAGCCGCAGCATGACATTCGCCGGTAAGCCGGAAGGATTCAGCGGATTGGTCGGGCTCACGCGCGGCTGACTGTTCTGCACGGTCTGCGCGAAGCTCTGGCCCGGAGGTCTGGCCAGCGCCGGTTGCACGCTCTGCGCATTCGGATCGGCGGCCGGAGGCGCGGCTTGCTGGGGTGTCCCGGGAGTCATCTGACCCCCGGGAGCAAACGCCTGCTGCGCCTGTCCATACTGCTGGGCCATGGCGGGCAGGGCGGTATCGAAGCCTTTCTTGGCCATCATCGCTTCCGCGAGCTTCGAAAGCGCTGCGATCGGTCGCACGCGCGCGGCTTGGTAGTACTTGCCCCCTCCTTGAGGCTGCTGGAGGTCGTTCTGGACCGGTGACAGCGACATGCCCTGGAGGGCCTGGGCCAGTTGCATCTGACGCTGGGTCTTGAGCCAGTCGCTCGGATCTACCCCCGGGGGGACGGAGGCGACAGAGGTAGGATCAGCCATCCCCATCCTCGGGCCAGTTGTTCGGCGTCTTATTGGTCGTTACCGGAGGGCCGGCCTCGTTGGTGCCGGTTCCCGGCTGCAGGTCCTCCTTACGCACAGGACGGCGTTTCGCCTGTCGCAGGGCGAGAGCCAGCTTCTGCCGCATGAGGGCTTCGGGCGTCACTGATTGGCCGCTTCCAACTGGGCGTTACGGACGCCCGTCTGGGTGATCGCCCGCGGTGCCCCGGTCGCGGCGGCGGCTTTCACCGCATCACTGATAGCGCCCGTGAAGCCGGGAGTGGCGCGGTTGTATAGCGGACGTGGAGGAGCCGCGGGAGCCGTCATGGCAGGCTGCTGTGCCTTGGCCGCCTGGAGGGCCTGGATCAGTTTCAGGTTCTCCGGGCTGATACCCGCGGGCGCATGGCCGAAGAGCTTCATGTACTGCAGGATATTCTGGGTGTCGTTCGGGTCCATCTTCAGCTCCCGGGAGTGATCGGCGCGACCGGATTTTGCTGCATGTAGTCATCGATCGCCGAACCCTGCGCGGCTTGCGCGGCCGGCATGCCGGCTTGCACCTGGGTCTGGTTCAGGCCCTGCTGGATCTGCTTCTGCTTCTGGGCCTTCATGAGCGCGGCGATCAGTTGGGCGGCTCCATTGACCCCCCCGGCTGTGCGGTTGGTGCCGGCCGGAGCTCCAGCACCCAGATTGGCGGTCGCCTGATCGATACCCGCCAATTGCTGTTGCTGTTGAGTTTGTGGCTGTCCGTTGGGAAACTGCTGCTTATACATCGCCAGCATCATCTGCATCTGCTGGGGGGTCATGCTCATGAAAGGCTCCTAGGCGAGAATCGCTGCCGCCGCCAGACTGGCCGCCGCACCCAGATCGGTGTTGCTACTGGCGACACCTGCATTGTATTGCGCCAATTGGCCCTGATACTGATTGTTGAAGGCCTCCATGATGTTCGGCGCGCTGACCGAGGAGCCCGTGGTGGAGTTCCCCGACGCGCCCGTCCCGGTCCCCACCGGTTGTCCGGTCGCAAGACTTAAGAAATTACCAATCTGCCCCCCCTGCGCGGAGTTCACATCGCTGATCTGCTGCCCTTCCGCCGACAGGCCCTGACCGAAGGCCTGGTTCTCCGCCTGTCCATAGGCGCTCGAGCGGTTGGCCTGAAAGGACTGCATGGCGTTGTCGTAGGCCGGGGTCCCGGGGGTAGCGCCGGAGTTGCGCAAGGACGCATCGAGGCTCTCCTGCGACTGACTCCAATAGGGGTCCATCGTCGCCGTTTCCTGTCCATAGGCCGCCTGCATGGCCTGCTCGCCGAATTCTCCGTTCTGACCTTCGCTCGGGAGCTGCCAGTTGTTCACCGCGTTGTTGACATTGCCGGCTTGTTCGCCGGCCAGTCCCTGGCTCTCGCCGGTGAGCTGCTGGGAGCCGGTGAGCAACGCCTGTTCGGGCGCGGAGAGCTGCGTGGTCGAGGTGTATTGCGGTGCTCCGGTCGGACTGGTCCCTGTCTGAGCATAGGTCGTCGAGCCGGTGGGGCCGACCTGATTCACATTGTCCAAGGCCGCATTGTAGGACGCCGCTTCGGTTCCATACTGATATTGAGCCGCCGCACTCTGATACGGATCCGGCGCGCTCGGGGCACTCGACCCGCCCATTACTGACGTCCTCCTCCCAACTGGGTGAGCGCGGTGGCGAGCTGCTGCGGATTGGCCCCTTGAGATGCTTGCGGCATCTGTCCCTGGGGCATCCCTTGAGGAGGCATCCCCGCGCCCATGCCCGGATGGGGCATTCCTTGCTGCGCGGAAGGCATGGGCTGGGCGTACCTCGCCTGAGGCTGGCTCACGGGAGCCGAACCCATCACCGGATAGGACGCGCCGGGAATCCCGCTAGGGGTTCCGGCGGGAGGGGAGTACTGAGGGGGTCTCATGCCGCCACCCATCCCGGGTCGAATGTTGTTTGCGCCCATGATTCAGCCCTACCTTTAAGAAGCGGCACTCCTCACGGAGCATGCCATACAAAAGCAAATCATCCCCGTCGGGGAGAATCTGTCGAATCCGTCCTTCATAGCTGAAGCCCAAGCGTTTGTCGAAGGCCTCGGCGGTCTGATTCTTTGCCGGGATCAACGCTGTGACCCGCTTACAGCCCAGTTGCTCGAACGGATAACGAAAGCATTCCCCCAGGAAGTGCCGGTTGAGCCAGCGCTTGTCCGCGATACTCGCGACGTGCATCTGGATATCGATCTTGGTGTAGTTCTGGTAGACCACCCCGGCGATGATCCCCGCCTGGGTCATCAGTCCCAAAGCGGTGTAGGGGCTCGAGCCGAACTCGAAGATCGGCATTCTGGAGGCCACCCACCGGGCGACCATCTCATCCTGATTGGCGAGAATGTGCTTCATGTGTAGGTGAAGACCACCAATCCGGTGTTACCGGCCACGCCGGCCCCGGAGAAAATGCCGGCTGTCCCTCCGGCTCCTCCGCCCCCCGCGGTCTGACCCAGCAGACCTGCCACCGCTGCCCCGCCGGGCCCCCCGCTACCACCCACACCATTGCCGATGGTGCCGTTATTGCCCGACGTATTGACGACAGTTCCCCCGCTGGCCGCTCCCGCCGAGCCGCCCGCGCCGCTCCCGGCCACACTGGCGACTCCTCCCCCGCCTCCCGCGCACAGCATGGCGGAGATCCCGAAGGTAATGGCACTCACCGTGGAGGTGCCCCCCCCGGTTCCATTGGTCGCGCCTGCCCCTCCGGCGCCCGCCGCCCCCGGGGCCCCCACGGTCACGGACATGGTTTTGCCCCCCTGGCCGGCTACCGATTGCGACGTCCGGGCATAGGCTCCCGAAGCCCCCCCTCCCCCTCCGCCACTGAGTGTCCCGCCTCCGCCCGCTCCAGCGCCCCAGACCTGCACCACCATTCCCGTGGCATTGAGCGGAATGGTCTCGGTGAAGGTGCCCGCGCTCGCATAGGTGCTCGTTTGGGGGGTAAAGCCTCCGGCACCTAGGAAAATGCCGAGAATGCTCACGAAAGTCCCGGACCGGTGATCTGCCAGCCGGTCGCGAACTGCTTGTAGAGCACGCAGATACCGGACGGCCCCAGAGTCCGGGAGCCGGTCGAGCCGTTGTTCGCCCAGGTCAATGTATCGGAGGTGATGGCGATGGTCAGATTCCCGGCCCCCGTGGCATTGCTGACGATAATGCAGGTCCCGGACGGGAAGGGGACCGAAGCGTTCGCAGGAATCGTATAGGTGTGAGCGGAACCTGAGTTATGCCAGAGGCTCTTGCCGCGATCCGAGAGCACCAGAGAATAATTGCCATTCTGGTTGTTCTGCGGCGCATCCATGTAGCCGGCATTGAAGAGGGTCGGGGAGGCGGCGTTGTCGGAGATCTCGAACGCGCCCGCGGAGGTCAGTTCCGCATTGATCGTCGTGCCCGCGTTGGTACTGAAGAGGATGTTCTTATTCTCCGACCGGAACATCAAATCCCCAATCCCGGAGCCGATGATGAGCTGGTTGACCGCGCCGGCGGTTCCCAGATAGCCATAAGGCACTGTAGCGGTCTGAAATCCCAATACTGCCTGCCCGGCTGTACATCCATTCAGAGTAAGGACTCTGCCGCCGACATTCGACATGTTGACCGTGAGACCGGCCGTGTCGAAAGCCATCGCGGGGTTATCAGTGGTATTGCCGAAGGTATAGAGGGTTGGATTGAAAACCAGCGCCATGTTACCCGTGTTAAGGCTTGCGGTTACGGTATCGGCACTGTCCGCGACCGACCAGATCAGGGAGGGGTTGTTGCTGCCGCCCGTACGCGCAATCGAGAAAACCGTGGAATCCGTGCCTTTGGTCAGGGCAAGAGTTTGCGCCCAAGTAAGGGTCGCATTGGGCTTGTTCTGCCCGTCGATCGTCAGGCAGTTTTGAATGCCAGCGGCGAAGTCGTTGTCCTCCGTGTCGAACTTGGTCGCCGAGATGGGCAGGCCGTTGGAGGCATCGGAGGTCCAACTGGCGTAGCCCCGGGTATAAACCCCACTACCGCTCCAAGGCATTGGTCTCTCCGATTTGCGCCTTCACGTGCTCGCGGAATTTGTCGATCAGCGGCTGGCTGACCACGTAGGGAAGCTGTTTCAACCCGGTGATCAGGATGTTGAATTCCTCCGCGGTCACCTCGGGCAAGGAAGCGCGCATGAGTTGAATCTGCAGATCAGCCATTGGGAGGCGCTCCGTAGAAGAAACCACCGGGCTTATAGAGATAGTTGGTGCTCTGCCATTTGGCCGTGATGCCCATGACATTGGCGCGCATCTCCATCGAGCCGGCATAACCTGAAGCGGCTAGCCCGATCCACGGTTTGATGACCTGCTCGTCGTCGCCCCACAACGTGGTATTCCACAGGGAGACATTCCAGGTCGCCGCATTGCCGGTGGATAGCGGCACGGTATTGGTGGCGGCGGTCTGGTCGAAGTCCGCCAGCATGTTGATCGAGAGGATCATATCGTCGGTCACCTGGAAGATCGGCTGGCACTGGGTCCAGATCTTCAGTTGCTCGCGGTCCTGCATGTAGCTGAAGGCAGGCTTTGCAGTCACCACGTAGGACTTGCCATCGTCCGAGGTGCCGGTGTCGCATTGCGCTACCGAGCCTATCGTACCGTAGTAGAGATTATCCCCCATGCGCTCGAAGCAGATGGCGTTCCAGGGCGAGTTATATTTGCCGAAGGTGCACCAGGCGCCCGAGATCGTGTTCTGGACATAGTGATAACTGGTGGAGTTGACCACGGTGGGCATGTTGATGACGAGCTTCGTGCCGGGAGGATACAGGACCACCTGCCAGCCGAAATTGGCCCCGTAGGCCTGAGCGTCGAAGTTGATCGCCGAGCGGATCTTATCCGTGATCGCGATCGCCGGTTGCGAGCGATCGGACACCAAGGCTTTGGATAAGGGCGTCAGGCCATCGATGCACAGGACCGCCGCATCCGAGCCGATCTTGCACCAGCCTCTGCGTCCGGTGGCCAGAGGGCGCCCGATCTGGAAGTGTCCGGCCTCGTACCATGTCGCGACCTGGGCCGGATCGTACCCCTGATACATCACCACCTCTCCTTGGGTGGAGATGAAGGCGATGTAGTCGTTGATGCCGGCCGCATTATCCACACTGTTGGTCGCAATCATGGCGAGCGAACCGCCCTGGTTGAAGTTAGGTCCCATCGGCAGGAGCGTCAGAGCACCCGCGAACACGTTCTGCGGCAGGTAGTACACGTTGAAGGTGCCGGCCTGCACGAACCAGAGGCGCGACTTATACCGCACCACCTGCGAGAGGGAAGTAAGGGGGGAGGGACCGTTGGTCAGGGCATACGGGGAGCTCACAGCGGTGATCGAGTAGAACGTGGTTCCATCATACAGGATCGGGTTATCGGCACCGTTCAGCAGATACAAGACTTCCGCGTTTCCCGTCCCGAACTGCAGCCAGTCATACTGGGTGCTGGTCACGGCCTGGATCGTGTGGCCCGCGCCTCCCACGGACGCTACCGTGACGACCCCGCCTCCGGCATTATCCACGCGGTAGAGTGAACCCACCCCGGAACTGATGACCCCGGCATAGAGCTGGTTCGTACCCGAGAGGGAGTTATAGGCCGCAACCGTCTGACAGGTCCCGGTGAAGGTGGCGAGCGTGCTCTTGCCGCGTCGCAGTTCCACCCATGAGGGCTGGACAAACCAGTTGTCGAGCAGGATCGCATCCGTCTCGGGCATGTTCGCCAAGGCGTCGCGGGCATTCAAGCCGCCCACCGGAGCGGCGATCACATACCCGGTCGCCTGGACCTGCTGGGCTTGCTGGAAGCGAAGCGCACGGATGGCGCTGGCGCGTGGCATTTAACTGCCAAACCCCGTATCAGGCACATTCTGACTGTTGAGCAGCCGGATGCCAGAAGCTCGAGCATTCAAGGGCAGATTACGCGCCATCTTCTGACGCCCCGTGATCTTGGCCAGCTCGTCATCGTACTCGGTGAACTCATCCGCCCACGCCATGCCGATGGATTTCAGCATGCGCCATTTGAGCGAGAGCGTGATCAGGTCCTCCGGGATGACACACACATCACTGTCGGCCTGAAAACTGGTCTGAACCGGAACGGTCGGGGCGGCAGCGACGGCAATGAAGTTGGTCGAGGCGTACTCGAGGACCAGCAGGTCCGAGATCGGACTCGACTGGCCCGTGGGAACGTAGGGCGCCGGATTGATGTAGATCATGTTGTCGGTGAGCCGGTAGCGCAGGCGCGGGCCCACCGGACTGATACCGGATTTCAGCACCTGCCACTCCTGGGCATTCACCGGACCCAGCAGTTGCCAGCGGAAATTGCGGTCCCACCCTGTTTGTGGCACGAAGTGATCGAGGTCGGAAGGGTAGGGATAGGCTTCCTGCCCGAACGCCAGGCTCACATCCGTGCCCGTTCCTTGCGTTGCGGTGACATTGGCGTTCTCGCTCATGGTCACCGTTCCCGCAACCGAATTCACCGCCGTCACCATCGTGTCGTTCAGCGCGAATTCGGAGGAGATCTGCCAGCCCACCTGAACGCCAGCCAGGTTGGTACCGGTAACGCCGGTGATCACATTGGAGTTGTAGGTAAATGTGCCGGTAAAAGGGCCGATCCCCAGCAGATTGAACAGATACTGCTTCCGCAATGCCTGCCAGTAGTCGTCCGCGTTCGGGGTGCTGCGCAGAATCCATGCCGCCCGATTCGCCAGGGCCAGACCCTTGATGACGTTCGCATCCGTGTTGCCCACGACCGCAGTGGGGGGAGGAAGGCCGATCTCCCCGAAGGTCTGCGCCACGATCGTGAGGAGCGACATCTAGCCCTCCGCTTCGGCGGCCGCCGCAATCGCCTGAGAGCGCTTACTGGTCTTCACGCTGGCCTGCTTGATCGCCGCCGGCTGAGGTGTCTGCTGACCCATCACGGGCTGTTGGCGCATGCCTTGAGCGAACTGGTTCTGCATCTGGGCAATCGTCTGCTCCAGTTGCTTGATCTTCTCGTCCTGGAGGTTGGAGCGTTCCTGAGCCCGGGTCGCTTCCGCCTGTGCCGAGGCCACGATCTTATTGCGCTCGCGCTCGCTCAGGGCCGCACGGGCAAGATCCCGATACTTCCGGCCGCCCATGACCTGCGCGACATTCGCGTCACTCAAAGCGGCCAGGGCTTCCACGGTCGGAATGGCGAGCATCTTCAGAGACTCGGCGTAGGAGCGGGTGACCACGCCCCACTCCTCGATCGGCCAGCCGTCATCGGCCTTTTCGCCCCGTCTCATGAAGCGTGCCCAGGCGTTCGGATACTTGGCCGCGTCCGGAGGATCGCCATTCGGACACTGACCCAGGACCTCCCAGGTCGTGTGGTACTCGTTCGACTGCGGATCAATCGCGGTGTCGTAGATAATCCCCGCGGCAAGCGTGTCCCAGACCGTGCGGGAATTGCCCGGCGCGACAATCCGCACCCAGATCCGATCCTGAAAAATGGGGAACCCCATGCTCTCGGTCAGATACTCCATCGCGTAGGGCTTGATATAGAACTCCACGATGAGTTCCCCGTCCAGGCCCTGCCCCGCCTCTCCGGCCTTGCCGTAGAGCACTTTGCTGAAGTCACCCTTGGGACTTTCCAGCGCACGGGGAGGGGCGAAATTCGGCATGTCAATGCTCATACAACCAATCTCCAGGTTTCGGCGAGCCGCACCCGCCAGGTGTAATTCGCTCCCCTCTCAGGCGCCCCGAAGATCTCGTCCACCGCGCGCTTGACTCCGAAATCAGGATACTCGGGGTGATCATAATCGTGGCCGGAGAGGAAGCCCGAAGGTTTCAGCTTCGGGAGCCACGCCTTGATATCCGCCTTGCAGCCTTCGTAGGAATGATCGGCGTCGATGAAAACGAAGTCGAGCGAGCCGTCCGGGACGCAATTGGCGGCCTCTATCGAATCCATGCGCAGCACCTTGGCGCGATGCCCGAAGGGAGCCACTGTCTCCAGGGCTTGCTCGAAATAGCCGTCCTGATCGCGCTGAGAGAGCGCGGCATGGAAATCCCCCGACTGCGCATAGTCCGAAGCCTGCTCTGTGGTCGTCCATGAATCGACGAGATACAGCGCGAGATCGGGGCGCGCCAGCAATCGAGAGGAGAGCTCCCCCGTGAATACGCCAATCTCAGCTCCCTGAGGGTGCGGGATGTGCTCCAGCCATTCCAATAGCTGGCTGGCCCGTTCGTCCACGGCGGGCGGCTTCAGAAGGGATGCGATGTGAGGAATCAGCCCGTCGCCAAATATGCGCACCACGCAACCCTCTGCGAGGAGCATGGGGATGAGCTCTTTGAACTCCTCCGCCTGGGTGACCATCCAGGGGGCGGATTTGAACGACCGGCCTCCCATACGAACGTCGAGCGTCTTCTCCCCGTCATTCAGGGGCTGATCGTAAGCATGGTGGGAGGGTCCGTAGCTCGAGTCGAAGCCGAAGAGCCTCAAGTGCCGATGACCCAGCGCGAAAGCCAGCGCAATGGCCTTCATCCCTACCGTCGTCCCGCCTCCGACCTTCAGCCCCCAGTGACCCTGCACGAGGTCTTCATAGACAGTCCCGGCGGCATGCCAACAGATGAGGTCGCCTCCCGCGGCTGCCAGTATCGTCGGATGACACTGGGAGGCGTAATACTTAGGGACCGACTCCACAGGCACGAAACTGAGGTTCTCGGGTCTGGCATCGGCCAAAACATGAGCGTCAGGTGTGATTCCATGGTCCTTGAGATAGGCGTAGGCATTGCCCACCGTGAACACTTTGGCGCCGGCCTGCTGCATGCCTCGGATGTAGAACAAGGTCTCGGCCAGACTCGGCCCTCCACCCACAATCACCGCCGTGCGCGCGTCGTCACCACGCTCGAGCCAATGAGGTGCATGCGCTTTTGCCCATTCGACGTTGGCCTTCAGGGTTGCGTCATCGACGTTGGCCTGCACAATCCACTCAATCCCTGAGCCACCGCCCACCTTCCAGACTTCCGGCACCCAACCGGACTTCACTTCGTGGGGTCGAGGGTGGCCATGGAAGAAGACAACCGAAGTTCCCTTGGGAATTTGGGTACGGCAGTCCACTTTATAACTGCGGAATC